AAACTGCACTTGCTAACGCTAAAATGGCTCTTGAAGAAGCATTCACTCCACATCTAAAATCTATGCTTTCTGCTAAACTTGCTGAAGACGAAATCGAAGAAGACGATGACGTATTCGAAGGTGAGCATGAAGACGAAGAAGATGAAGACGAACAACCTGAAGAAGGTATGTACGGTTCACCTAGAAGAGAAGATGACGATGATGAAGAAGATCCTGAAGAAGGTATGCACGACTCTCCAAGGAGAGAAGATGACGATGACGAAGAAGAAGTTGATGAGTCTGAAATCGTTGAAATCGATGGTGTGAAGTATGCTCCAATTGTTTCTGAAGATGAAGTTGAAGAAGGCATGCATGACGGAGAGAAATCTCCAAGGCGTGACGATGACGATGACGAAGATGATATGGATGAGTCTGAAGAACTTGACTTAGAAGCAGTAATCAAAGAGCTTGAAGAAGAACTCGAAGAATCTAAAGAAGATGATGAAGATTCTGTAAACGAAGAAGAAGTCGTTGAAGAAGAAATCGTAACTGAAGAAGATGACGAAGATGAAGATAAAGACGAAGTTGATGAACAATCTACCTCATCTGGAATCGGTAAAGGTTCTGGTGTTAAACAACCATCTGCTTCAGACGAAGAAGATCCTGGTAAGGGTAAAACCCACGAATCAGTTGACGCTGTTCAGAGTGAGCTTAATGAATATAAGGAAGCTGTCGTTTATTTAAAAGACAAGCTTCATGAAGTTAACATCCTTAATGCTAAACTTCTTTACACTAACAAACTATTCAAAGAATATGCTTTGA